TTGTTGCAGCAGCCGTACCGGTAATCCCGCCAACGTAGCCCGCTGCCGTGCTCGTGTCTGCTGCGTTCGTTGCTGCTGCTGCGCCTACAACTGTCGTTGTTCCGCTCGCCGCGCTGCTGTCGTTGGCATTAGTCTTTGCAGACGTGCCGGTTACGGTCGTTGTCCCGCTGGCGCTCGACGTGTCGTTGGCGTTCGTGACTGCAACGGTGCCAGTGCATGCATTCCCGACAGATCCCGATGCATTGCTCGTTTCGTTGGCGTTCGTCGTTGCCGAAGTTCCGACTACAGTAGTCGTGCCACTCGCTGAAGACGTGTCGTTAGCGTTTGTTCGGGCCAGCGCGCCAGTAACCTCCGTTGTCCCGATGGCCGAGGATGTGTCGCTGGCATTGGTTGTTGCAGACGTTCCGGTTGCCCCGCCTCCAGCGGCCGGAATAAAAATTATTCTGACCGTCATGGCTCAAACACCTGCCACGGGTTGCTGTTCAGCCGTTCAATCTCTTCCCCCGACAACAAACGATTCCACAGCGCAACGTAATAAATCCGTCCATCTAGTTGTGTTGAACCGTCATAACGCCGACCAATCCACACCGACGACGATCCATTATCAGCAGCCGACGATAGCGCCCCCTGGTTGATCGGATTGAGCGCAGCACCGTTTAGGTAAGGCTGCGTCGTCACGCCAGAGCCGGATGGCGCCGGAATCACCCATCCGAAAGTTTGAACCGACCCAGAATCGGCCGTAATCGCATTGCTGGTTCCCGCCGTCGTCACGAATGACGAGCTGCTTGCGCGGACAAGGTTCATCTTTGAATCGGTCGTTGCAACACCTAGCCGAAGCTCATACGGGCAGTAAGTCGTCGTCGTCGCCTGCTTCGCAATGATCGCGCTATAGTTTGAGAACGCGCGAAACGTCGCAACGACAAATATCGTCAGGTCGCCCGTTATCGCATACCCAGGTCGATGCGCATATTGCTGATTGGCCGTGCTGCTGAAGTCCGCACAGATGCCGCCTTTCCCCGCCGATCTCGTCGTCGTCAGGCTGGACGCGAAATTGTTATAGACAACCTCTCGCCCTTCTGCCGCGTTGAACAGAGCGCTTAACCCAAGTGTTATCTGGTTGGACTTGTCAATACCCCTGCCCTGCGGCGGCTGGAACTGCCATGCAGTACGGCGTACTGCGATCACCATGATCTTTAGCCCGCAGTGACATGCGACGCGATTGCGCAACAATCGACCGCTTGGCCGGTATTGCGGCAGACGATGTAATTGACGTACATCGTGGATATATCCACCGTATCCACCCACGGTGTATAACTCTTGGCCGTCGAGTCTCCCGCGAACAACTGGCGCCAGGTGTAATCCACGAGGCTGGACGTTGTGCCGACGCCCTTCCAGACTTGCGGCGCGATGGTCGGACCGGTGCCGCCATTTTGCAGAATCAGCGCTACCTGGGCACCGTAGTCCGTGGTCATGTCGAGCGCAGTGCCAAACGTCACCTTATCGACGGTCATTCCGGATGTCGTGCCCGACGACGCACCTGGGTCTTGCTTGATCGTATAGGTAATCGTCGTCCCACTGGCGACAGTGACCTGAAAGACGCCGTTGTACTCTTCGATGTCATGGCCTTGGATCAGACAATAATCGTTCGTGGAGAGCGTTGCTGTGCTCGCCATCGTTAGAGTCGCGGTCGTGCCGCTGCGCGTCGTCGCGGCGTTGGCGGTTAGCTGCGTAAATGCCGCGTTGCTCGTTCCCCGCGCGATGATCGCCGATGCGGATTTCGTCGCCGCCATGATTAGCCGACCCTCCAGACGCCGCTATCGCTGAAGCAGGCCGCATTCACTTCGCCAACCTGCACCAACCCTTCAAACGACGGGATGGCCGGAGAACCCGTCGTCCCCGTTCCAGTGGCGAACACTTTCTCGGCCACCGTTGCGAGGCGTTGCATGGCCGTTTGCAGCGTCGTCCAGCCTGCCGACCTGTTCGCACCAGAAACACCGGAAGGAATCTGCGTAAGACCGTCTTGCAGCCCTGCGCGAACGTTAGCTTTAGTGGCGTTGATCGAGTCGCGACCTTGCAGCATGGTCTGAATATTGAACTGCTTTCCCTGGCAGCAGAGCGCGCGATTCGTCCATGTGGCTGTCCCGTCCGGAGCATCGGCCGGGGTCAGGTTTGCCCATGTGATCGAGTCATATACGGTCTGGATCGGGACTGCGGTCTGCCACAGGACGAACCCCGCCGTAGGGCCGTTGAGGTAGTCGCAAATGCCTTGGGTGTCCTTGGCAGCGCGCAGCGCGACCAGATTCGCATCGGCAGCGATGGCTGCACGCAGCGTCGTGATTTGTTCCGGCGTCATTACGGGTTGCCCTCGGTGATCGTGAAGCTCGTCACACTGACCGGCTGCGTGGCGACAATCGCCGTGGTCGTCAGGTTCAGGTCGCTACCGGACGTGCCCACATTCCCATCGAGCACATGCGTCGTTCCGTCTGCCTTGACGATGCGGAACCACGTCGCCGTTCCCGTGGCGTTCGCGCTGCTGTCTTGCGTGATCGCGTTCAGCGTGAGAACACCACCGGAAGCGCCCGCCGCAAACGTCGCATTGCACGTCAGCTCGGCCAGCAACGTCGTTGCCGTGCCTCCGGTCGCCGGTCTAGTGCCGTCATAGATGCGCAGCAGTGCTGATGCCCCAGCGCCGGTAGTGATCGCGTCCAGCATCGCGTTACGGATTGTCGCGTTGTAGGCAATTGCCATGTCAAACCCCTTCGATACGGCCATCCTGGCCGATGATGATTTCCTTCGTCACGCCACCAACCTCTACGCCGACCGGCCTGCCGCTTTCGTCTCGAACGATCCTTCGCGGTGCCGACATATGCGCCGACAGTTCTCCGTGTGATTGCATGACTTGATTGATTCCGCCGACGATCTGCTCTAACACCGGGCCGATGGTCTGCATTGCGGAATTGACGCCGACTTGTTCGGCTTGCGCCTGCGCTTCCGAGCTGGCTTGCAATGCCTGTATGCGCTTGGTTTCGGCATCGAATTGCTTGACCTGCAATTCCTGCTCTTTCAGCGCGGCATTCAGTTGTGTTTCGCGCTCTGCAAGGGCCATTTCCTGCTGCTTCATTTGCAGCTCTGCGGCCTTGATCTGCGCTTGTGCGGCTTGTCCCTGCTGATCCGATTGCGCTTGCTGTAGCTGCTGCTGTAGATCGCCGATCTGCTGCTGTGCCTGCTGCACAATCTGTTGCATCTGCTGCTGCATCTGCGCAACCATCGGATTCCCGCCCTGCAACTGCGGAGGCAGCATGGCTTTCAGGCGGTCGGCAATGTCATCAGCGCCAGGCCAGTCGAGATTTTTGGCAACGAGGTCGCCGATCATCGGTGCGGCATTCGGGAACGACTGGAGGAACTGCATCATCTGTTCCGCCGCTTCCTCGCGCTTGGTCGTGTAGCTCGGGCCTGACGTGCATGTCACATCGTATTTGCCGACCGTCAGGTCATACAGTTTGATGACGCCTTGCGCGAACTCCTGTTGCTCCTTCTGCTCGGTTTCGCCCATCGGGCCGCCCTGCTGCATGCCTTGATCGGCGTTCGGCGCTTCGGCTTGATGCGGCTCGTTGATCTTGATGGATTCGTTCGTTCCGTCTTCGTGCGTGATGCGGATGATTCGCGGGACGTTGTAGACGTGCGGGATAAGATCAACGATGACGCGGCCAGCATGGCGAATTGCCCTGCTCAGGTTGTCGATGAAGTTGAACGTGCTGACATCGCCCTCGCGCTGGCGTGCAAGGATCGCCCGCCCTGACGTCTCGTTGCTCTTGGCTCCCAGAGAAGCATCGTAGATACCAAGAATGCTCTTCATATCGTCCGACGCATTCAGGGCTTCTTGCAGTGCCCCGGCAGGAACACCGGCGAACGGCTGGCGCTGCGGAGGGGCATTCCCGTCGTATTCGATATAGGCGTGAGTCTGCGTGTTCGCAGTCGCCCACTTGTCTTCGTCGGTCTTGAACGCACCAGTCGGCCCGATAAATGGCGTCTTAGGCGCGAGCGCTACCAGCTCAGTGCTCGTCGTGCGCCAGTAATTGAACATCCGCTGCGCGTCTTTTGCGGGACGCACCAGGCTTACGAAATGGCGCTTGCCCTCTTCGTTGATTTCGTCGCCATAGACGGGAATGATGGGGATGTACTTGCCAGCCCACTCGTTCGTTTCCAGCACTTCCGCGCCGGTGATAATGTATTGCGTAACCTTGTAGCCAGTGGTTTCGCGCTCGGCCACGATGGTGATTCCTGAAACGTCAAGAATCTCCTTTGCCTTCTCGTAGCGAGGCGCATCCATGACAGAACCATCGGACAGCTTGTAGATGGTCTTCGGGACTTCCTTGCGTACCCAGTATTCGGCGATGCGGATCTTGCTATCGCTGAACCACTCACTAGCGCTTTCGCCCTCGCCTTCAAACGGCGACTTGCGCGCATTCGGGTATTTCGCTTCGAACTCTTCCTCGTCCAATAGCTCGTCAATGAACGCGACGTTCCAGTCCGAGCTATCCGCACACGTGCTATTGGGGTCGCCACGAACATTGAGCGGGTTGCTGATGCGCTCGATACAGATGTCCTGCTCGAATGCATCATCAGTGGCGTAGTCCGTGCAGATGCGGAAATAGCCGAATCCGCCCGTGACCGCGTGATCGAGAGCGGTATCGTAGGCAACGTCCGCGTTACTGGTGATTTCGATATTGCGGATCAGTCCATCGAGGATTTCCGCAGTCTCTTCGCTGGCGTCGTCATCTACCGGATGACAGTTAATCCCCGGCTTATTCTGGCGTGCGTCGTTCGTGACTTGACGAATGAAGCTCGGCAGGCGGTTTATCGTCAAACACGGTCTGCCCTCGCTCTCTCGCTGCTTCTTGATTGCGTCGGGCCACTGCTCGCCCAAGCGAGCGAATTTCACATCATCGAGCCAAAGACGACGGTTTTCGGCCTCGACCTCTTCGCACTTCTTGAAGTCGGCGCGGGCTTGGGCGAGGATGTCTTTATCCTCGC